GTGTAGTATGGCTGATCAAGGTCCATATTCTCCTGATCTCGTAAATGCTCTTCGCGTAACAGGTGTTTCCGGTGGTGTAGCTCCAGGCGGTTCCGTTACTGCCGCGGCTGACGCTCTCCGTGTCCCTGTAGATGATCGGGATGAACTGGCAGTTGCCGGTTCCGTTTCGTCGGCTGCAACGCTCTTCACCCAGGATATGACTGGGTACAATAGTGTCACCGTTCAGGTGAACAGTGCTGGCACGGGTTGTACGATCACTTACGAAACCAGTGATGACAATGCTACCTGGTTCTCCACCGTTGGTGTTACAGTCGGCAACAATGGTACGTCTCTAGCGTCGGCTACTACGACTACCGCGGTAATGACGCGCTTCCCGAAAGTCGGAAAATTCTTTCGGGCGCGTGTGTCTACCTACGGCAGTGGCACGGTTACGGTTGTTGGAAACTGTCACAATGCTCCACACCACATTGTCAACAGTGTCCAGTCTGTCCAGGGACCGATTGCTCATGATGCGGCTATCAGTACCCGAAATGCTGAACGTATTTCTGGACGTGCCAGGACTACAAATTACGCTGCAGTTACGGCCAGCGACAACATGGCAGATTTCACGTCTACTATGGTTGGCGCTCAGATCGTAAAACCCTTTTCCATTCCTGAAGAGGAGTGGCAGTATGCGGCGGCTGCGGCGGGTATTGTCAATACGACAACCGCGGTCACTTTCAAGGCTGCAGCCGGCGCGGGTATTCGAAACTATATCACGAGCATTCAAATTCAGTCAGAAACTCTCGGTGTTGCCACCGAAGTTGCTATTCGGGATGGTGCAGCGGGTACGGTGATCTGGCGTACAAAATTGAGCACTACTGCTCAACCTCTTGACCCGATTGTGTTTGCATCACCTCTCAAAGGGACTGCGAACACTTTGCTCGAAGTCGTGACATTGACCGCCTCAGTCACTGGTGCAGTCTACTTCAACGCACAGGGATACCAGGCGCCATGATATTGTTCAATCTCATTGTTGATGCGGAGATCGCTGCGGCCTCCAAAGGGAGTTAATCATGGCGATACTCACTGAGACGCTTCTCGCCAATCGTGCTCTCCAACATTGCGGCGCAACAGAAGTTCCGAGTGCATCTACCGTTTGGACCGCGGATAATCGCAACGCTGCGGAAATCCGTAGGTGTTATGATCTAGTTCGCCGGTCTGAGTTACGCCGCAATGTGTGGCGGTTCTCGATCAAATCAACAGTGTTGCGGGTTCCAACACCAACAACGATGATTGTTACATTCCCGAACTGGGATAGCAATATCGCGTATCTTCGGGGAGAGCTTGTTGTAAATGCTAGTCGCATTTGGCAGTGCGTAAAAACGGGTGGGGTGGGTGCAGAAATCCCCAACGACCGGCAATACAACATTTGGACCAATTACGTCGGCCCGGATACCGCTGATCTTTACAGCACAACAGTCACATATTTTGCTGGTGAATTCGTTTACAGCGGGGCGAATGTGTACTTGTCAATCCAGAATTCGAACCTGAATAAGGCTCTCACGGATACTGCTTATTGGTTCTCCCTGGCCCCGCTTGCTTGGTCGTCTTTGACTACGTATGTTATCGGGAATAGGGTTCAACAGGGCGGTGTTTGGTATCGGTCTATCGCCAACGCCAATCTGAACAATGCCCCGCCGAACAATAGTTTTTGGATTTCCATTCCACAAACTTCGCTCACTTTGGCGTCTCTATTGTACCCGATTGGGATAAGCCCGTCTGTTAACACACCACTGAGGAACTTCTATCGGCTCCCCGTTGGTTTTGTGCGAGAGGCGCCGCAGGCTCCTAAGCAAGGATCATATCTGCCGCTTGGCGCGCCTGCGGCTTCCGCGTACTCGGATTGGCAATATGAGGGACAGTACTTCACCACGGTATTGCCGGGTCCGGTGGTATTCAGGTTCGCTGCAGATATCATGAACCCGGATGAGTTCGATCCGATGTTCGTTGACGGTTTCGCCTATCGAGTGGCCTTTGAAATTAGTGAAGCCATAACCCAGTCAACTTCCAAGTTGAATTCCCTCGGCGGATCGTATAATAAGTTCATGTCTGAAGCGAGGGTTGTAAACGGTATCGAGACCGGCCCAACCGAAGCTCCGGAGGACACGTATATAACTTCGAGGTACTAGACCCATGCCCAACGCATCTTTTGTCCAAACAGATTTTCGTGGTGGCAAGTGGTCTAAATCGTCTCAAGGACGTATGGACCTTGCTGCCTATAAAACGGGAATGAATGAATGCCTGAACAGTCTACCGACTGAGGCCGGCCCATGGACACGTCGCCCGGGGTTCAGGTTCATTGCAGAGACCTACTATGGACGTGAAGGTGTACTCAGAGCCTTTCGTTTTAGTAAAGAAGAAGCGTATCAAGCGGAACTTACCCGGTTTCGCATGCGTTTCATTGTGGGTTTGTCGCAAGTCAAAGATGAACGTTCGAAGCCTTCGGTTCTAAAAATCTCTACCACTACTCCTGCTGCGGTCAGCGCAGCGATAACTAGTGATTGGGTCGATGGGGATGTTGTGGTCTTCGATATCGACACCACAGGTCCAGAACAACCCTCGACTTACTCCCTTTTCAATCGTCAATTCCGCATACAAACTGTAAATGTCGCTGCTGGAACTTTCGAACTCCTAGATCACCTAACGGGTGCTGCTATCGACGGGTCACTTATAGACTACCACCCTAGGACAGCAACAGACACAGTTCAACGGGTCTTGGAATTCTCAACTCCGTATAGTCTCGACGACCTGCAGTATGTAAACCTTGTTGTCGCAGACGATCAGGTAATTTTCCTTTGCCGCCCGCCTGGGACCATAGGGTTTCTACCAAGAATACTCAAAAAGTCGGGTGCAACACAGTTTACATTTACGTTGGCTTCATTCGTCAACGGCCCGTACATGGACGCACCCTTGGACCTAATTGAAGGGTTCAATAACAAACTCACCGCTAGTGGTTCTTCGGGGTCAATTACGGTGACCGCAGACAGTATCGTAGGGATTAATGACGGGTTCGGTTTTCGGGCTACGGACGTAGGCCGCCATATCTGGTTTCCGAGCGGGCCGCCTTCATGGAGTTCTCTTATCTCGTATCCGAAAGAATATAAGGTGCTCGGGTCGGACAACAATATTTATCGTTCGTTGATTTCAGGCAACATAAATAACAACCCGACTACGGACAATGGCACTAAGTGGGAAATCACTGCGGATAGTATTCTTGTCTCTTGGTTGAAGATCACGGCAGTAACAAGTTCAACGGTTGTTACTGCCACTGTTAAAGGGGCCAGCTTAACTTCTGGTTTGACCACGATAAAGTGGCGTCTCGGTCTCTATAGTGATACGACTGGATATCCGTCCTGTGGTGAGTATCATGAAGGCCGCCTCTTCTTGGCAGGTGCTCAACCTAATCGCTATGATGCGAGCCGAAACTTTAGACCCTTGGATTTTTCACCAACCGAAGCGGACGGATCGGTCTCTGACGATAATTCTATTGGGGACGTTCTCAATAGTGATGACACTGAGGATATCACTTGGATGTCTTCCGCAGATGTTGGCATGTACCTGGGAACAATTTCAGGTGAGTGGCTTCTTCGTGCTTCCGCTTTGGATGACCCAGTTACACCAACTTCTCGCCAGGTTCGTAAGATGACGAATTATGGAAGTTCGGAGGCGACACCTGTCAATGCAGGAGGAGACTTGGTTTTTGTTCAGGCCAAGAAGCGGAAACTACAGGCTTTGAAGGCCACTGGTCGAACCATTGATGCGGTGAATATTTCTGAACGGGCAACGGACATTCTTGTTCCCCAAATCGAAGAGGTTGCATGGGCGCAAGAGCCGATGTTGTCAGTATTCGCTCGCCTGTCTGATGGGCAATTGGCTGGTACGCTCTATCGCGCGGCATCAGAGCAACAGGAGCCGCTCAATGGTTGGCACCATCACAAGGTGTCGGATGGCGGGAACAATTCGTTCTTTCCGATAGCAAGTTTGTCCAGTGGCCCAGCGTTCGATGGAAACACTGATACGCTTTTTGCCACACTTAAAAGCAGTTCACAATCCGTGATTGTCGCCATGATGCCAATGATGAGTGAAGGTGATGCAACTTGGAAGCATTGGCATAGTGATCTTAGTTCTCCAGGTCCATATATCCGTCAGATGTTCACTGACAATGGAGATGCATTTAACGGTCTTAGGTTTTATGGACTTCGGTATGCCTACGACCTAGGTGTACCCGTATCTGTGTACCTAAATGGAAAAGATTACGGATTGCTGGCTATTAACTCACAGGGTTATGCGGACCGAGCCTTTGACCCAGTGACATTTCCGGAACTGGATTTCGTTTCTATCGGGACTACGAGTGTCGGGGGGTGGGGTGTCAATGTGCGTTGGGCTGACGCGCCAGTGACGACTGGACCATTGTTTCCGTTGAACACAATTGCGGTAATTGACAGTGACAGCGGTGTCCCATTTTCGAGCGGGAAGTTCATCTACCTCAATGAAACGTTGACGAAGGCATGGCGCATGGACTTCAATCCGGGCGTACCCGCCGATAGCACCATTCGCGCGTTCGACGCCTTAGATGGAACGCTTTTAAACGAGATCAAAGGGGACACCAATATCTTTAGCTCTACTGGTGGTGACTTGAACCACGCAGGTGAGAGTGGTGAAAATTTGTGGGTATACGCGAAACCAGATTTGTTCTCGGTGGATGGCACTCCTGATGTTCCACTATTAATCGGAGTATCTAGATATTCGGGTTTGAGTGACACTACGATTTCTGGAATTAGCACGGAAACACTCCAGGAGTTGTGGGATTTTACTCTTACTCACAATGAATCTGTCAGTATGCAAGACATTGAACTTCCTAAAGTCGTTTTCCCTATCCGGTATAGGGACGACACGGCGGTGGGCCGGACTTATAAGACGAACACGCTCCTCGGTGTTGTTTCACAAGTCAGTTCTTCGACATTCAACAACTTTTCGATTTTCAACACGACGGAGGGCGGCCCCCTTAACATGGGTGCAATTGGCATAAATTTGAATGACCAAGTTCAGGATCGAGCTTACCACCTGCTTAAAGAGTTCACTGTCACGGAAGTCCGTGAAATGTGGGGGTGTATGGGTTGGGAAAAAGACCGGGAAACCGTCTTCTTCACATGGGGGCATGATGGATCAGCTATCGCCGGATGGCCGAATGCCTCACGTATGTATTTGTTCCGCTGGCATATCAAAGGACAAGCGGTGGGTCCGGGACTAGTTGCAGCGTACTTCGTGGAGAAGTATCTAGTTTTCCAGCCCACACCCTCCTTCATTGATAGTGGTTGGACACAGTTCAAAGAGAACACCATTCTTCTGGACGCTTTAGACAACAACATCATTTTGATCGTTAGCAAGTATACGTCTGGTGACGGATATGTGTTGAAGATCAACAGTGCGACTGGCGATGTCATCTGGAAATCGGCGACACCAACTGTTCTTATTCACGTCAATTTTCCTCGCTCCGCGATGGTCCAACCTCTCACGAAAAATCGGTGGGCGTACATGACGGGCGCGGGTGTTGTTCATGAAATCAATCTCACGACTGGTGCTTGGTCAACAGTCGCGGGTGTTGCCACGGGTTTGTCATGGTCGAACGAACAACAGTGGTATGATGAAATCGGCACGTCGATCATAATGTACGGGTCGTTCAACGCTGGCGCATTCACGATGATTTATAACGGGGACTGGGCTACCGCACACGCTACATCTTGGTCGACGAACTGGAACCGGATTTGGCTCGGACAGAGTTATATCCAGGATCAGGCACACCGGGAATTGAGTGCCAGCTATTGGGCACTACCCAGTAACATCGGGGTTAAATTCACGTCCAAAGGACAATTGCTCCGTCCGGATGTTGGTCAGGACGCTGGCGCTGCTGCCGGCCCCGCCTTCGG